AACTTCTGCAGCCTGTCCTTCTCTGCCTGGATCATACCAAGTGTTTACCCAAACAATGTCAATATCTACATCTGGGTTTACACTCTTAGCACCTAAGTAGTAAGTGTTAATTTCACGAATAACTTCTGGAATTGGAAATGCACCAACATAACAAATTTTGTTAGTCTTGGTCATCATACCAGCAATAACACCTTGTACATGTCTTGCTTGATACAAACGTAAACCATAAGTGGCTAAGTTAGGACCTTGCATGTAACCAGTAGCATGTTCAAACTTTACATCTGGAAAGTCTTTTGATACTTTAACCATTTGATTCATAAATCCAAAAGAAGTTGCGAAGATAATATCTACGCCATCTTGTGCCATTGAACGCATAACTCTTTCTGCGTCAGGACCTTCTGGAACGTTTTCAATGTAAATAGTTTCAACTTTATCGCCAAATGCTTTTTCAACATCTAGTCTTCCGATATCGTGTCTGTAAGTCCATCCGTGGTCACCAATTGGACCAACGTAGATAAAACCTACCTTTACTTTATCTCCAGCATGAGCTGATACACTGAAGAATAAAACTGACAGGGCTACTGTCAGTAGTTTTAATAGTTTCATTAATTTACCTTTCTAATAGAGGGTGTTCTTTAACTATATGCTTCACCCGGGGCGCCGTAATTTATAGACTAACTACCGTTTGCAAAAGTTTGTTGCATCTTAATGTTATCCATAAATTCTTTTGTTGTTGCTCCATTGTCTTTAAAAGCACCACGTAAGACTGTAGTTTGTGTTAAACTACTCTTTGCCATAATACCTCTGTTCTCGCAACAACCATGAGTTGCCTGAATATAAACACCAACGTGTTCACTTCCAGTTTCTTTTTGTATTGCGTTTGCAATCATAACATTAAGTTCTTCTTGCAATGTTCCACGCCTCGCACACCACTGTGCGATTCTTGTATACTTGCTTAATCCTAATAACTTAGGGCCAGCAATAATGCCAATATATGCTACACCTTTAACTGTTTGGTGATGGTGCGAACACAGACTAGTAAGCTCACTTCTTACAACCAACATACCTTCATAGCCACCTTCAATGTAATTTGGAAAGGCACTAGGGTTAGGCATCTGTTCATAACGACCACTCATAATCTCGTTAATGTACATCTTTGCCATACGCCTTGCAGTATCAATACTGTTAGGATCTGTCTTTGTATCTATAAGTAAACTTTGTAATACGTTTTCAAAGGCAGGTACTGCCTCATCAATTAATTGTTGCTTTTCACCTTCTTCAATGTAATCAGCAATGTTGTCGTTAGCCCAATGTCTAACGTTGTTATCAACTAGTCGTTGTTTAATTTTATCTTGTATTGTCATTTATTTTCTCCGATTTATAGTCGTGGATGACTATTAGTTTTATTATATTACTATTTAGATCTAATTGCAACCTAAATAGTTTCTTTTGAAAAGTATTTGTCAAGCATCTCTAAACGATCGTCTGCTTCTGCTAACTTGTTTAGTTCTGCAATAACTGCCTCAGTAACATCTGAATGTTCACCAATACCTGCAGGCATAGTTTTGTATACTTCAATGTTTGCTAAGTGCACCGCTACTTCGCCTTCGGCTTGTTTGCGAGTTGCTTCAATGATTAAGTCTCCGGTTTTCATTTTGATTCCTTCTTATAGTTTCCTTTTTCCGGGATAACGTGTCTAACGCCACCACTTGGGTCTTCCATATCACCTTCGCGGCGTGGAATTAAATGAACATGTGGATACTCAACAGTTTGCCCTGCTGACACTCCAACATTTTGTCCAATGTTGTAAGCATCACAGAAACCATCGTTGACCCAACCGTAGCCCCATGCATATGCAGCCTTGTAACACTTTTCAAGTTGTGTCCAAGTCTCTTCTTTAGGTACAAATAATAAATGTCCATTAGTAACAGGAAACTTATCTCTGTATACAACAAAGTCTCTTGTGTCCATTACTACGTCCGTCCAAGGTACATTGCTAATACTCATAATGTTTTAAATCCTTTTGAGTACCAATTGAATGCATGTTTAACAATGTCATCTAATTGATACTGTGGTTTCCAATTTAGTTCATTTTGTACTTTTGTTATATCAGCATAAACACAATCAGGGTCACCAGGCCTACGTTCACTAATAGTATAGTTTACCTTGCCGTTAGTAACTGCATGTTGTGATGCAGATATAATCTCCATTACACTACTTCCAGTTCCACTACCTAAGTTGTAAGCAAACGCACCTTCGTTGTTTATCAAGTGTAAAACACCTAGTACATGAGCTTGAGCAATATCACTGACGTGTGTATAATCACGAACACAAGTTCCATCTGGTGTATCGTAATCATTTCCATAAACACTAAACTCTGAGCCTAGTGTAACATTTTCCATAATTCTTGCAATTAAATGTGTTGCATCTTTTACTTGTCCTAAATCACCATCAGGATCTGCACCACAGGCATTAAAGTATCTAAAACTAATACTGTTTAATCCATAAGCAGTTGCATAGTCTTGTAACATCATTTCACCAATAAACTTTGTTTTACCATAACTTGTTAGTGGACGTTTTTCAGCATCTTCACTTACAGGAGGTAAGTGTCCATTGCCGTATATACTTGAGCTACTGCTAAACACAATGTTTTTAATATCCAACTCTACCAACTTGTCCAAAAGGATTTTCATGTTAGTTACATTGTTATCATAGTATTCTGTTGGATTGGTTACACTTGGACCTACTAAACTATTAGCGGCACAATGTATAACTGCGATAGGTTTTAGTTCAGCAAGTTTATCAAAGAACTCTTTACTGTTAAAGCTCTTGTCAACTACTTCATCAATCCATTGATGTGTATGTGTGTTGTTAGCATGATTCCTGTCAACACCGATAACACAATAGCCTGCGTTCTTAAGTTGTTTACAGATGTGGCTACCTACATAACCACCTGCACCTGTTACTGCTACCCAGTACTTCATTTAATACTTTGCCTCCGCAACATGATCTCTGTAGCGATTGCCACTTCTTAACCATTCTTCTTCACCGTCGCCTTGCATGATATCAATCATTCTGTCAATGGTTCCATTTGTCCAATCACTAATGTTACCCATATTCTCACTTGGTGCTTCAAGTCCTTGCAGTATTTTAGTTACTGCATCTTCAAGGCTCCACGGAGTATATAAACGTGTGTAATCATTTGCAAACGTTTCAGGAAAACTTCTGTAAGCAGGATATACTACGTTACAACCTAATGTATCTGCTTCACTTACTGTATTACTAACCCAATCTTGTAAAGCACAGTTAAACATTACTTTACTATCGTTTACAATATTATAGTAATCATTTTTCTGTAAGTCTTTTTCAATAGTTAGTAAACCAACCTTTTCTAAATGTAATGCTCTGTCTAAATATTTTTGATTGTTACTTCTAAGTGGACCACCACTTAGTACTGCAAACTCCACATCAGGTCTAATATGTTTTACGTTTTCAATAACGTCCATAAAGAAGTCCGGTTGCTTCTCTTGATCAAACCTTGCCGCAAATACAACTCTGTCTTTACGTTCTGTCCAAGGCTTAATGTTATTGTTAACACGACTTAGTACTTCTTCTTTGCCAAAACTTAGTCCGCTAATATTATATATCGGTGCTGACCAGTTAGCAATTTTCATGTGTGCAACCATTTCTTCATTAGTTGCTAAAATATGTACATTAGGAATCTCATTACACATTTGTTCGTATAACGACATCCACTTGCTCATACCCCATACGTGAACAAAGTCATCAGGGTCAACTGCTTGTGCTAAACAACGTAAGTAAATTGTCGGACGTTGTTCTTCAGGTATTTGACACATGATGTAAGGAAGCGACTCAATACCAGGTTGAAACATATCTTCAAAGAAGACTGCATCATTGCCAGTACATTCGCCGTTCCTCATCATTTGTACTAGATTCATAAGTTGACTCATACCAAAGTATGATCTACCATGTGCATCTAACACTTGTCCTACACTAATGGCCTTAGTATCATCTATAGTTGTTCCAGGAACTACTACATACTCAATACCACGTTTCTCAAATGCCGCAGTACTCCAATCTTGTAATTGTAAAGTATAACGACCTTCATAAGGCTCTAAGCCCATATAGAATAGTTTATTCATTAGTTACGTCTTTCCTTTCGGTTCTTTAAGTGGAACTGATCTCTTAATGCTTGACGCATTGCACGACCATCTCTGATCCACTGGTTGTAGGGTGTACGTCTATTGCGGTTACTGTTTTGCATGTGGCCCCAAGGGCTCTTAGATCGATATAAATCTTTCTCGTCAAATATGTATCCGTTGTTAACGCAGAATTGCCGGTAGCCATCCAAGTCTTCGAAAACTTGGCGTACTGCTGGTTCCATTTTGTTTTAATCCTTCTAATCATTTCAATAATCATATTTTATGAATGAACCATTTTCCCCGTCCTCACTTACCTCGATATGCACAGAACGTTCGGGGTACCGCTCTGCTATCGCCTCAAACAAATCATCTGACATCATCTCACATGACTTGTAGTCAAGTTGTAAAGTTTTTTCACTGTATAACTTTTCCAACCAACGTTTGAACTGAATGAATTCAATATCCCTATCATCATGGAATACTTGAATCCAAACTTTAAATTTAAAGATGTGTCTATGAATGTAGCCTAGGAAACTAACATCATATTCATCACCTGTTGCTAATTTTGGATCATCAAGAGCAGCAGGATATTTGTGCAATCCTTCCTTACTGAACGTAACCCATACCATAGCATTTTTACTATCTCTTTGTTTTGCACGTCTATCGTTAAGTGCTTCTTCTCTTAAACGTCTAGTCATATAATCCATGTGCCCCTCACGTTGTTCCATTAAGTTTTTTCACTTTCAAGTTGTGCTTTAATATAATTAATTTGATCTTTAACTGCCAACTTTTCTTTTTTAAGCTCACGAAGTTCGCCTAAAGGCCTAGTTAGTTTCTTTTCAACGTCTGTGCATTGTCTATCTAGCACCTTGTGTTTCTCTTGTAATGCTTCAAGTTTTCTTAAAGTTATTGACATATGTTACTCCTTGTATTCGATTGCTTCATCGTTTGTATAATCTACCCAAGGAGTATATTTCCATCTAGGAATATCCTGCATATTTAAACACCATACTCCACCATTCTCGCCTTGAAACTCTTTGTCAGCAATCTTGATAGTAAGGTTAGGATTTATTGTATCAACTTTAGGTAGGTGTACACTAATCATTGGGATAAACTTTTTATTCTGCCAAATCTTAGTGCTAAGTGCTTTTAGCATTGCATCGTGATGTTTTGCATCATAATCAACTGTTACCCATAAACCTGCATCTAATAATTTAGATATTGTTTTATTATAATACAACAGTTCTTTAGGATTGTCAACATCTATATCACAATGATTTGCACCCATATAAACATGCTCTACTGCATGTTTAAGTATTTCTTTTACTTTAGTTTTACCGTTTACAAATAGTGTAGTCATTCCATACACAGGTGTATGCTCTACTTCCTTGCCTGTAAACAGTTCAATATTATCATAGTCTAGTTCAGGCACTTCTTAATGTCCTCAAAGTTATTAGTAACTAAGTTAACTGGATTTTGTAAATCGTACTTTAAATAAATGTACTCTTCGACTATAGACTTATAGTTGTCTTTTAATATGTTTGAACTAGGATCTAAGTTTGTAACAAAACCTAAACCTGTTGGAAATGTAGGAATAGTTTTAATTGTAAGATCAGGCCTGTACTTGTTAACAATGTGCATAAACTTCCAAGTATCACCTGCCCAGTAATATGTATTCCATTCTCTTGTTGCAGTTTCAGGAACAACTGGATAGATATCATGAAACAACACTACTGAATTCTTGTTACTGTGCTTTTCAATATTGATAAAGTCTTTTAGCACTTGATCAAATTGATGTAAGCCATCTACAAATGCTAGTTCAATTTTACCATCAAGTAGTTGTTCTACACTTTCTTCTTTAAAGAAAGTATCACTGCCTACACTGAATATTGTTGTGTTATCAGACAGTTCATGTTCTATGTTTGGATAAGGATCAACACCAACTACTTTACTACTAGAAGCATACTGTAAACTTGTACCAGTGTTAACACCAATCTCCAAATAGTTCTTTGGTTGCAAAGTCTTATGAAACCATTCTAACCAAGTTGTATATTGATTACCGGGCAACAGTTGTGTCTGCGTCTTAGCATGTCTTGCCGCTTCAGTCATATTCTTTCCAACTTGTTGTGCTTCTTTTGTTGCTACGTCCATTGTTTATCCTTTAAATTTGTTTTATTATACAACACAATTTGTATGTTGTCAATCAAATAATACATTAAATTGACTTTTACTGTTAACAATCTTTTTACCTGTAGTACCTCTACTACCACCTTTAATGCTATCCCAAAACTTACTGTAGTGATTAATAACATCCATACTTTTATTAAAGTCTTTAGGTGCAAATACTTTGTCAACAACGTCACGAAACATTATTCTATTAAACGTTTCATCTACTAACATACCTGGAACTTGTCCTTCGTCGTATAGTCTGTTGGAGTCTTGTACTGCTCTAATATGTTGCCAAACATTATGACCCATAAGCAATGCATAACTAAAACTATCCCAACTTGTTTTACCTTCTTTACCAATTTTGTTTAGTTCTCCAGGTGCATAGTAACAAATGTCTCCAATGCTACATCTTGAACTAATTGGTGAGTCTTCAAACATATCATGTATACCATCACGTAATACTACGTCACGGAAACTATCTGTGTTCTTAGAATACTTTTTGTTATCAGCAGTGGCTTCCATCATGTAACTCCACTTACCTCTATCATCAGTTCTTAACCTTGTGTACACTTGTCCGTTAGCAGTTGCTAAGAAAGGTGATGCACAATCAAAACTAATAGTAAAGTCTGGATTATGATGACGTCTAACTGCTCGTTGTATATCAGTTAGTAACAATGCCCATTCTAGTTTACTTGTACCTAAAAAGTGCATCCAGTCATGCTGTCCTTGCTCTAACAAGCCTTCATCTATAAGTGTAACCAAACGTTTTAATACCAAGTGTAAGTCACACATATTTTGTCCACCCATACCCCAACCATCAAATGGTCTGTCATATTTGTCTGAACAAAACTTCTTCATAGTGTTGTACCAATCATCTGCTTCAGTATGATTACTACCTTGTAATACGTTAAGTATTTTTAAGTCTTTACCTCTGGCTTCCATAAAGAATTCATTGTTAAACAATGTTGCATCAACGGCATCCTTATAACTTTTAATTCCACAGGCTTCACTTGCTTTTGGATCCAAGTAAGTCCATGTTGGAATATCTAAAGTCATGCCATAGTTTGCAATACCCGATTGCCATTTAATAACGGCTTCACGTTTCTTTTGTGCCGCTTTATCTTTTGTGTCTGCCCATGCACCAGGCCATACACCTTTTGCAATTTGGAATCCACCAGAGTCAGCAACCATAAGTGTATCAGCACTTCTACTACGGACCATGTCTTCTCTTGGAACATGTTTAGTTAAATCCATATCGGCATGACCAGCACTATAAAGACTCCACTTGTATGGAAACAATGCTTCTTGTTTATTAAGCCAATTCATTGCTTCCATATTCGGAATGTTCTTAGGTAGTCTGTCACCTACCACACTTTTTACTTTATCAGGAAAACGTTCGTTACCGATATAAGTTGCATAGAAGCCACTAAGGGCTGGCAAAAATATCGCATAGTCCTTTTGCTTCAGTGTTAGGTTGTCTTGCTCTATCATAGACTCTACTTTTGTTGTGCAGGAAGAATGTAATCGTATACTGCTAGTCCACTATCAACAGTAATCATACTTGCACCTTCATCACTAAAGTGCATCTTGCTATCACCAGCAAGACTTAAAATACTAATTACTTGATTAATTGGCCAGTGCCATCCGTGCTTTAAACTTCCAGTAATATCATGTTGGAAAGTAAAGTCTCCAGCATGTGTACTATGATCACCAAAGAAAAACTTTAAGTGTCCATCATCAGTTTTAGCAATGAATGTAGTTTCTTCACTGTGTACTTGTGACTGCATCTTTAAACGTTGAATTGCTGCCACACTTGGCTCAATCTCTACGTTCCAGTTAACACCTTTAAACTTTACAGTTTTAAGTTTATCGTTAATAACTTCACTTGTCATAAAGCGATAGTCATTTTTAAAGTCACCTCTTGTATTTTCAAAGTGTAAGCCAACTGGTACAGTTTCGCCATTACGATCCTGTGTGTTAATTTCAATCTTTGCTTCTTCCTTGTATTCAGCAAGGTTAAGTAAGATATTAAGTTTACTAAGATTAGGCATACCAAATGTGCCAATAAACTCGGCAATAGGTTGCTTAAACTTACCCTTAACAATAACACTTCTATCTTCAGCCAATCCTTCAATAGTAGTTTCACTGTCTGTACCGGTTACCTTAACTAAGTCAATAAAGCCTAGGCTATGTGTATGTTGTACAATGTCTTGTAGAAAGTCTTTCATTAATTTACTCCTAATGTGTATATTTGATTATATTTAGATTTTATGTAAAAGTCAACCACTATTTCTGTCTTTTTATTCAAAACTAAACAAATCATTGAAAGTAGTCTGGTTGTTAGTATCAAGTGTCAAATCCCACTCTAATACGTCTAGTAAGTTCTCCAACTTGCCATCGATCACAGTATTTTCCATAGCATGATCATCAAATGGTAAATCTTTAAACCATTGTGGTAAGTGAGCTTCGTCAGTTGGATAAGCAACACTTGTGTAACCTAACGGATTAGGTTTTAGTTTACAAACAATAACTTTTTGTCCATCTACAATTTCTGCACTGTAACGGTCACTGTTCATCTTTCGCAAACGATTCCAATTTATACTTGCTCTAACGTGTCCAGGCATATTTGCTTTACCTTGACGCTCTTCTAGGGCAGTAAACTTTGTCATATTGTTTGCACGTTTTGGTGATCCTTTTTCCCAAGCAGGCCTTACACTAAAGCCTTCCTTGAACTCTTTAACTTTATCAAGTACTGTTTCTCTTTGATCACCAGTCAGTACTCCAGTTAAAATGTTACTAAGAAAGTCTTGTACTATCTTTGGCGTATCACTACGTTTCAAGTCTAAGCCCATAACTTTCATCTTACCCGGGCTTCCGCCTGTGTCTGATCTATAACCTTCTGTATCATATACTAATAGTGCATAACGTTTCTTTGTAATAAACAAGCCTTTAGTTGCAACAACTTCTCTACCACCTTTAATAATTTTACCTGCTTCACGTGGAACATTAAATGCTTCTTTCATAAAGTCAGGGAAACTATCATTTAAGTTATCTGAAATTTGATCATACAATTTAATTGCAATCTCTTTATTCCATTCAACTTCACCTTTTTCAACTTGTTCCTTAATAACGGGCCAAGCACTAAAGTAAGCAGAGTCTGTGTCACCATATACAATAGCATCTCCAACATGATCATACTCGCCTGTTATTGCTTCATTAACAAATGCATCCATGTGCTTTGCAATAGCTCTACCACATAGTGTAGTTGATTGTCCAATACGTTTATCAAAGAACCTACAACCTGGATTAAGAATAGCACCATACAAACTGTTCAAGTTAATCTTCTTAACTAACTGTCGCTTGTCATAGAATGCTTTTTCTTTATCGTCTTTAGCATTTTTCATTTGTGCTTGTATCTGTTGTCTTTCAGCATACCAACGTTCTAGTAGTCCTGGAACAATACCTTTTACATCACTGTTAAATATTGTACCGTTAGCACTTAGTATCCAAGGGTTACCACTTAGGAAAACCATCTTGTGTATCTCTGCACCTGTTAGTATATTTTCAGTACCATCTTCCCATTCAACTACAATTTCAGTTGCTTTGTCTTGAGCCATAACCATTTGATATTCTTTACTACCAAACTCGCCTTCCCATGCTTCTGCAAATGACTTCTTATCTGCCATACGTTCTTTTAGTACAGATTCAGTGTAGTCTTGTCTTAGTTGTCCTACAATAGTTTCATTACCCATATTCAATGCTCTAATGGCACTTGGATACAAACTGTTAATATCAATAGCACCAATCCAATCATGCATACCTTTTTTAGGATATGCAACATAGGCACCTGCCGCTTGTGTGTTACCCAGTTCATCTCTGCTTTTACGACTTGGAACAACTAAGCCACGTTCATGTGCTTCGTTAATAATTGCTTGTTCTGTAACTGCCACTGCACCCATTGTTGTTTGTAGTAACACAGTATTAGCATGTCCAAGTTCGTTTGCAAGATCAAGAAACTTTAACTTCTTATCTAGTTTGTCAAGTAGTGCAACATCTTGTCTACTATAGTCTAAAAACTTTTCAAAGTCATTGTTGTACAGTTGATCAAGTGTTCCTTCATATTGTACTTTACGTTCATCTAATTCATATTCACCAATAGCATCTAAACTATATGAATGCATTTCGTGATATGTATACTTTCTATAAAGTTGCATGTAATCCATATGCACTCTACCAATAGTATCAAACGTAACGTTCTCTGCACCGAAACGTTCAAATGTACGTTTCTTTGGATACTGATTCCATAAACAAAAACGTCTTGTATCATCTTTGCTTAGTACACGTTTTACTCTGTTAACCATGTAAGGTATATCATAACCTTCACTGTTCCAACCACTTAATATATCTGCATCATCAATAATGTCTAAGAATGCATCAAGCATTTCTGCTTCAGTGTTACATAGTATTGTATTTTCAAATTTGTTTACAATAGCAGTTGCATCTTCTTGTGTCATACCTTTTGGCTTGATACAAAGTGTAATCATTTGCTCCATCCACTGTAAGTATACACTAATAGCAGTAATTGGATTAAATGGATCTTCAGGTGGTGAAAATCCTCTTTCCTTGTCAAAGTCTGTCTCAATATCAAAAAATGCAGTATTAAGTGTAGGTGCATTTTGTCCGAGATAGTTTTCTTCTAAACAACGAAATACAGGATTGATATCACTCTCGTAATGTCTAACAGTATTGTTTAATTTTAATTCTTTGCGGAAGTCTCGCATTGTACGACATTGTATCCTGCTAACAGGGTTGCCATAAATGCTTCTGTGTTTGCCTTTCAAGTCATCATAATAAAATACATACTTGGCGGCAAAGTCTTTGTATTCACGTTCACCTTTTGTGTTTCGTTCTACAACGTAAATACGATCTTTGTCTCTGTCGAATAGTGCATCAACGTACATTTGTTCTCCTTGTTGTTATGGCCAACTGTGCCGTGTGTCATGCCGTTAAGGTGGCGAACCTGTATTATCTTTTTATAATAACACATGTATTTGTAAAAGTAAAGAGTTTATTTTGAAACTTCTTCCCAATGTGCTAACTGTAGTCTTTCTTTAAGAGCATCACTTTCACTTTGCAGTTCTACAATTCTATGAAACTGATAAGACTTTAAACTTTGTGCTTTTATCCATTCCATGTGTTGTTCTGCTTGTGCAAGAGTATCGAACTGTTTTATTATAACAGGATCTTCTATCTTTGGCTCATACTCGATGCCGTACATTTAACTAACCTGTATTGCAATATAAATGCATAAGGCTAGTATTACTAACTTGCCCCAGTCTAAGTCAAAGTCAGTACCTTCACCAAATCTTTTCTTAAATTCACTTACTTTCATTACGCCTTCTCCTCCATTTATGTAATCCATATAAACTAATAGCCAACCAAAACACTTCTAAAGTTATGTTGGCAATAATAGGCTTATAATACAAATTAACAAATAACAGTATTGCTACTCCACAGTTGTTAAAACTATACCAAAAACCTTTAGCATCAATTTTATCTGCTTGTAATAATAAGTAGGTTACTACTAATAATAAAACACCCATATTACCAACGATATCACTCCAATGCAATGTATAATAATCTACCATATCCTTGACGCTACTCCAATTCCAATAATGTTGACAACTACAAAATATATGGTAATCATCATTACCCAAGCGGCTCCACGTCTATAACTTGCATATGCCTGCGTGATACTTCCTATTAAGAAACCTGGGTAAATTAACATCATATCAGGGTTGTCTGCTTGTAGTGCCAGTATCATACTAGCATGAACTGTAAATATAAAACTTACTAGTTCAAACCAAAATGCAACTTTGTCACTAGTATAACTCTTGACCCAAAATTGTTTTACGTTAACGATCAATTACTGTTTTCCAGTTGTTGTTAAGATGTTTTCTAGTACTGAGTAATCATCAGTTGCTTCAGCAAAGTTTCCTTTGTGTGCTACACGGATTGCTTTCTTAAGTACTGCTGGCTTGATTTGCATTTCTTCTGCAACGGCCTTGATAGTATCACTGAGTCCTGCACTGAGGTCTTCTACCTCTTGCATTACTGTCATACCTTCATTAATAATTGTGATTAGTTTTGCTTTTTCTTCACTACTGAAGACTTTGTCTGCACTCATCGATTGTTCCTTCGTTCAACTATAATATAACTGTATTATATGTTACTATGAAGGGTTTGTCAACCTAAACTTTTGCTTTTGTTAAACTTAATTGTGCAAATACTTCTGATGGTCTTGCACTACTTGGTACTAGACTTATACTAAAACCTGAAAAATGTCCTGCTTCTGCCATTTTAACAAACTCGTCACCTGTGTTAACCATTACATATTTTAACATAGGAAAGTTAATACTAAGTAATCCATCCCATCCATAATTTGCTTTGTAACTGTCAAAGTTTGCTTTGCCATACATTCTTTCTGCTACAACAGGATCGTCTTGCATCATTGCTTGAACAAATGCAGCCGGGTCTTTGTGTACTTGACCAAACCATTTTGTAAGCATGTCTTGTCTTTGCTTTTTCTTTTCTGGATCGTTTAATGGTAAATCTAGTGCAATGTATGCCACTGCTCTTTTTAATCCAAGACCTTTACTGCCTTGTTCAAAGTGTTGTGCTATACTTGGAAGAGCACTCCAGTATTCTTTTGCCACCATGTTAGTAGGACCACCTTCTCCAAGACGTCCACCACCTGATGTTGTTTCTGCTTTAACTTCAATACCTGTGCCGTTAACTTCAATATCACCACCATCGCTTTTTAATCTAATTTTATTAGATAGCATAGCAAGTGCATATTCGCCTGGGCCTTTTTGTTTCTTACCTGCTCCAAGCATTGCCATTGCTTGAAATATCTTTGAAGTTGTTTCGTCACCACCAAAGAAATCTCTAACACTTCCTACACCTGGTGTAGTTAACTTTGAAGTTTCAACTACGTTACCTTTAGATAACCTGTCTAAAAATCCATTTAAACTTTTGTAATCAACGCCTGCATGAAATATAATTTGTGTTAGTGTTTTTAATAACGGCTCAATACTAAAAGTATCGTCTTCTGTTGGAGGTCCAAATGCCTGTGCAACTTTACCTGATATGTCTTTATCATGTAATGTTCTATAGATTCTATCTAGTAATACTAGATCATCATCATTGTCTGCTTCAAGGCCACTAACCTTAGAAATGATGGCTTTTTTCATTCCATCATCTTCAAATAAAAATTCTTTTGCTCTCATCAGACTTCCTTAACTTCTATACAAACTATTTATCACTAAACTTTGAGATCCTGTCTTGATGTCTACCGCCCTCAAAGTCTGTAATTAAAAACTTTTTAAATATTTCTACTGCAAGAGTGTGATCAGTAATACGCCCACCCATACATAGTACATTGCAGTTTCCGTGTGAACGTGCAAGTTCTCCCATGTTTATATCAGTACACAATGCCGCTCTTATGTTTCTATGTTTGTTGGCACACATTGCCATACCCTGCCCTGTACCACAAAGTAACACACCAAAATCATATCCGTTGTGTTGTAAATAATGTACAACTTTGTCTGCATAGTCAGGATAATCTACACTGTTTTCATCTGTGCATCCTAAGTCTACATAAGCATGTTCTGTAGTAACAAGATATTCTTTAATACGTTGTTTTAATTCGTAACCGCCATGGTCACTTGCTATTACTATTCTCAACTGAACCATCCTACAAAACTGTATCTGTTTGTTGGTGCTATATAACTTATAGGACTTACAAAATGTTTGTTTGTATTAGGTTTACTCACGTCAAGTAGTACTAGTCTATTTGCTAATGGCATTATTGTTGTAGTTACACGATTTTGCTCATTTAGTAAACATAGTTCTCCGCCATATTCTTTCTTCCAGTTTTTACTAAAGTAAAACAAATATGCTATTTTTCTTTTTGGATCATAATGCGGTGTAATCCAATTATCATATTTGTAATAACTAAATGTTGGATAGAATGTTTTTAAGTTTTCAAACCCACTAATATTTTGTACCCAGTCACGGAATGAAGCACCCTCAAGTGTTGTATAAGCGATGCCTGTTGCAAACTCATGTGTATGTGCGTTGGGTATAGTAGTCTTTTCATCTATGCCATGTACTCTATGAAAGTAACTAAAGTCTCCTGGCTTTGTACCGTATACAACTTTTTGTTCTAGCCTTTTGCCATTAGCAGGTTGCATAGCAGGAACAGTTTCATGCCAGTCATTAATACCGCCTCTGAAGTCATAGTTTAGTTCAGGAACTGTTTTTTGTATTTCATCTAAGTACTCGTCTTGTAGAATACCATCTATTGCTAACCAGCCATTATCATTCCATTGATCTTTATACGACTGTTGCACACTTTCATCAAATATACCTAAGTTAAACATCTTTTTCCCATTCGTTGCCGTATTGCTTTAGCCATAATGCGTAACCCCCGTCCCAAATAGTTTTGCCAGTAAAGCCACACTCTAATTTATATATCTGTGTACCATCACCATCATATTCCCAAGGTCTATCTGTTGGATCTAGTGCTAGTATACCTTCTTGAAAGTCTTCCCACTTCATGGTTCAATTATCTCCACAACTAAATCGTTTACACCTTTAATAAGGCGGTGATATGTTTCTTTGGGTATAAAGTGCGTATCGCCCATTACTAAGTCTTTAGGTAGTTCGTTGTCCATTTGTAACTGCCAGCCGTCACTGCTCATAATAATGATATGCCTATCGTTATGATCTCTATGCCATACTAAGTCATCTTCCCAAATTGTTTCTGGAAAGGTTCTAAGTCTTCTATTGTCTGAAAGTTTTTGTTCTACAAATGGATGTAGATTACCACCAAGTTCCGCCACCACTTAACCCCAAGCTCTTTGCATAGCGAGGTAAACGGCAAGCCCAGTAACCGGCTTTTGTTTTATCTTTTTTATTTTCACAATCATGTCTAGCGGCAAAACTAGCTCTTGCTTTTGGATCTTTAAGTTTAACGGCAAGATTGCCTCCACCATCTTTAGCACCAAAACTAACTTTAACTACGTTTCCTTTTTTGTTCTTTGTATAAACATAAAACTTTTTGGATCCGCCACGTTTTGGTTTGCTTAATTCTACTTTTTTACCTTGATACTCTGCTTCTGCAATGTTATGATTTTCTTCACTAATGATCATATCTAAAGGAACACTACCAACTCCTACAACCTTTACCCATTCGCCTAACTGGGTATCGCGAAGTATTTCTTCATCAAACCAATCAAGGTCAGTTAAACTACCTTCATTGTATTGTTCTCTTGCTTGTTTAAAAAGGTCAAAGTAAGCATCACTACCAAAGCGATAAACACTTTCATGTAGAGGAATGCTATTTTTTGTGTGGTATTGAATACCTTCGTTTATAGATAATAGTTCATTGTATTTCATATTATTATTTATGCATAATTTGTAAACAGGCTTAAACCTAATTTCTTATACATTCCGCTATCTAAGAAGTTACTAGCACAGTGCAATCTAACACAATCAAATACAATAACATCTCCGGGTACCCAATCGCAACTACGTTCAACACTAAAGCCTTCGCTCCACTGTGGATAATCATCTTTAAACATAGTGCTTATATCTGGTGTACGGTTATCTTCATGTAGTCCATGTATGCCTGAGTATTCGTACAATGGCCAATTATAAAAACTTTCAATGTCTGTACTACCTTTAAAACATTTAACAGGTGCATGAAAAAACATTTGATCAAATATATGAAATTGTGCATCATTATCGTTTATAACTGCATCTTCATGATAAAAACGTTGTAATGGAATAACAAGACACTTAGCAGGCATAATATCATGTCTGTAGTCTACGTCATTGTGTATTACATAAGGTTTATTAGTTTCAAAGAAGTTACCACCCCAGACATTTAAGTTTAATCCTAGTTGTGTTGTTACTTTGTTGAATATGTTTATAAAGGAAGGATCATGTTTAAAATTACTAGCAATAAGTGTAGTAGGGCCAGTATTCTTATGATCACGTTGTGTGTTGTTATGGTATAGTTTAAGTAGTGTATCTCTGTCTGTGCGAGATAAGAATTGTTTTAACACAATGGTATCTGAAACCTTGCTGAGTATTTCATCAACTTGTTCTTGTGGACGTTTAACTAATTTGCCGTCTGTAGGACGACCAACATTTCTTGTCATTTGTTTACTTTTTGTTAGAAAGTTCTACTGGTGAGCAGTTAGAACAACTGCAATGTTTACAGATCTCTATTGATCTAGGAGAAGCGGGTTGTTCACAGGCATAATCTTTTACTTCTTTCCACAGTGGTCCACCACAATGTGATTCGTGTCCACAAATACGGCAACTAGTTGATGTGTATCCTGTTATGTCAGTAGCAAAGGTTTTACTCATAGTAAGTTCCTTGTATGCTTTTTATTTCTAACATGTTAAAGTTAGGATCTTCTACAAAGAATGTTTCTTGTTGTGTATCTTTGCCTTCAAATCTTATATAAGGATTATCGTAAAATCCAATATTTTCTTCTACATGCTTCTTTACTTGTATATATGTCTCCCAAGGTAAGTGTACACCAAAATGTGGAACACATACTGCACCCATATCAACATCATGTCTACTTCTTGTAGATGACTTTGTTTCTCTTGGAGGAGTTTGATGTAGTGTAAGCTCATTGCCCCAAAAGTCAATGTCTTGCCATTTACCTTCTTCGTTTGGACCTAGCTCACAACCTAATACGTTTGTGTAAAACGGTAATGTTGTTTTTAAATTTCCGCCTTCAATCGCTAAATGAAAACAATTTGACATAGTTAGCCTTTTGCGGCGTGCATAGCAGCCATATGCTGTTTATACTTTTTAGAACCTTTTGGGTGCTTACTATAACCTTCATCAGCATGTTGCTTTGACATTGCAGCCTTAACTGCGTCAACAGTCATGTTTAATTCTTTAGCAATCTCTTCTACACTTTTTCCGTCTTGTTGTAACTTGTACATATACGGAATTGCTTCGTTCATATCGTCTTCTTCTAAGTCAGCATCTTCATATGTAGGAACAATTGACATTGATCTACGCAGTACACCAGAAAATTTAGTATTAAGGTCAAACATTGTTTGTAACTGATCAGTTAAATCGCCACTGTCTTTGTTCATTTCTGCTAATTGAATAATCATATTTTCAAGCATACGACGGTGTTCGCTAATCGCTCTAAGTTGTTTTATCATACGTCTTGCATTTACTTTTTCGTAATCAGCAGTATCATCTTCAGGTAAGTTTTTGGCGTCAGTTGCTTCTAATTCATCATGTGCAAAAGTTTCTTCTGAGCCGTCTGCAAACTTAACAGTACACTTGTCGCCTTCAACTTTAATGCACTTACCCGGTGCTTGACCTGGACCTTCTTCTTTTGGAATTACTGTGTCACCTACTTCAAATCTTTCTAAGTCGTCAGTCGCTTCTTCTACAGTTGGAGTGGTAATAGCGATTGGCACTTCAGCAGTCATTCCAAGTATATTCTCTTGAATCTCTTCTGCTTCTTTTAGTGCTTTCCGTAAGCCTTCTTTGATGCTTTTTGTTTTTTTGTTTTTTGCTGTTTCAACTTGAATTTTATGATTTTTTCTACGTTCAGCAGTATCTCTTTTTTCAATTTCGTTTAACTTTGCAACGAGATCAGTAAAGGACATATTAGCAACATTATCAGACATTAGATTATTCTCCGTTTGTATTAGTGGTAGTAGTTTCTTCGACGTCAGCCTGTACTTCAACATCAGGCATTCCTGCTTGAGAGTTTGCGTCCAACATCTTGTATTCTAAATGATGTGCAACACTGGATAGGTAGTCACTTGCTTTAGTGATCTTGGCCTGTACCCAACCTTCAAGTCCTTGTTCTTCAGAGACACCAGCAAGTAGTTTATGCAACTCTATTGCATACTTTGCCGTTTTGTATAAGTCGGAACGTGCCATTTGCACTTCATGATCAACTTCCATATGTCTAGCATCCATGCTAATATCTTCTTTTATAATTTGTTTTGCTCTCATGATAACTCCAAACTTATCTTCATTACAGTGTATTTAGTCTTTTTAAATAAAAAGTTTATTTTAATATTTTATATAATTGCCTTGTAAATGCAAAGTGTGTTTTTTCTCCAGGATGCACGTTATCTAGTGCATAATCATTTAATTCTCTACATATATCTTCAATATACAAAGGTTCAATTACTGCTTTATTCCATTTAGGTGTGTCGGCATAGTACTTATTATTAGGTATTAAGTTAATATGTTTAATATCTATATTATTATAAAAGTCATTTAACTGATTTAATCTTAAATAAAAATCATTAAGTGTATCAATGTTACTGTGAAATTGTGCATAATATGTTTTACTAGCATTACTATCATTCCATGGTGCTAGTTCTGTTTCTGTGCCATTATCATTATAAACAATATGCCTATCTGGATAAGTCCATTGTATAATTACTATATCTTTAGGATTATAGTCAAAGTTAATTGCTTTAGTCCATATTTCTTTATTACTAGCACCAGGTCTACTTGTGTTAATACAATCACGGTTAAGTTTACGAGCAACACCATTAGCAAATGATAATTCACTAGCCACAGGACCTGCTTCATTGTTTTCTTCTTTAAAACAATCTGCTAACCCGTGTCCGTATGCTAAACTGCAACCATGTGTTATTAATCTTGCCGACATATATTTAGATACTCTTGTGCTAAATCTTCATGAAACTGTGTATCGCCGTGTTCTCCGTCGATTGCTTTATTGCTATTTACATAAATTGAATTCATATCAAATAATATTTTAGTATTTTGCCAACTAGGAGTTGGACTTAGTGTTCTAATATCTGTACTAAAGTTGTACATGTTAGGTACTAGCATGTTAGCATGATGTATGTATGTGTTTGCTAATATTGCCTTATCATATGTATCATGTGTTAATGCTAAAAACCTTTTAACATAGTCTTGGTCGTGCCAAGTTGCTAATTGCTCAACTACACCATCTTGTCTTATTATACAATCTCTGTTAGGGTAAGTCCATTGTACTACTATTAAGTCGTCAGGTTCAAAATTAAAGTTAATAATACGATGCCATATTTCTCTATTACTGCTTCCCCATTTACTTGCATTAATACATTTACGATTTAAGAAATTTGCCATTAGTTGTGGCCATGCTAATTTACTAGGAGGAAGATCTCCAGGGCCTCCTATGTCTAACCAACAATCTTCTAAGCCTACTCCGTAAGTATGGCTACAACCAAACGCAACTAATCGCATGACTCAAATGCCTCTTGTATATAATGATTAACACTCAATCTATGTATTCCTTTAGGATAATAATTAGGAATAGTTTTATTTTTTACTTTTTGTATTTTATCTAACATATAATTAGCAAATTGTTTATGACACTTTGGACCTGGGTGTATATTATCTGTTCCTCTGTCACCGGTTTCATATATTGGTTGTAAGTTTCCTAATAACGGAATAGTTTGCCATCGAGGATAAGGTATAAGTGATACTTCGTCGCAGGCAAAATTATAAATGTTTTTTATCAATGTATTTGCATGTTGAATATAAGTATGACTTTCTATAATTCTATCAAAGTCATCATATGTTTCAACCATATATCTTGCTACTGTTTTATTCTTGTGCCAGTCACCAAGTTGCTCTACGTTGTCATTAGTAATAATACAATCTCTATTTGGAAAAGTCCATAGTACAACTACAACATCGTCCGGTTCATAGTTGTAGTTAATTATATTCCACCATAGTTCTCGGTTACTACTTCCACTTTTACCTAAGTTAATGCATTTAACATCTAATAACTCAGATAGTTGTGTTGGCCAGTTCGTATCACATGCTTCGCCTACGGTATTGCTACAACCAAACGCAACTAATCTCATTTAGTAACATCTAATGCTGATATAATATTACTGAAGTTTACTAACTCAGGATCGTTAATGTATTTTAGATTTATAATTGTTACTGCTCCAACTACTTTTGCACCTGTTTGTTCTATTAGTCTTTGTGTTGCTAATAAACTACCACCTGTAGCAATTAAGTCGTCTGCAATCATTACTCTACTTGTATGCCCTAGTATACCTTCTTGTAATACAACTGTATCTTCACTGTATTCTGTACCATAACTTTCTTCAAGTAAACTACCAGGGTACTTTGCACCCTTTTTACGAATCATTACAAATGGAACACCAATGCAACTAGCAATTACACTGCCTACAACAAAGCCTCTGCTTTCAATACCAGCAATGTGTGTTATTTCACCGTTTCTATTATATAAATTTTGTAGTTCTACACTTAGTTCAGCGGCAACTTGATTCCATGCCGTTTGTGCAAATAAACTATTAATGTCATAAAAGTTTACTCCTGGCTCTGGGTAATCAGGGATAGTTCGTATATAATCTTTAATATCAATCATTTGCTTCTCCAATGGTTATATATAATATATAACACTTTGGACTAGAAGTCAACTATTTTGTTGAATAAATGTTTTTAACTTTTTTAGGATAGCCGGGTTGCTTTGGCTTTTTCTTGCCTTTTAGATAACCCTTAGGATCTACTGCACGGCGTATTGCTTTTTCTTTTCCAAATAATGGAAAGGCAACGTGTGCAATATCTGTACTTGCTGTTGCATCTGCACTAGCATCTTCTTTTTTAATTGGTAGTTCAGGGTCGTATGCTTTCCATTCATCATATGTCAAATACATATCTGTATCTGGATCATAATACTTGCCTTCGTTATTATCGTAATAAACAACTTTACCTGAACGTGTCATAATAGGACCTTCTAGTCCATCACGTGCTTGGTACTTGTCTCTGTCAATTGGCGGAAGGATTGCGTATCCTTCATGTATAATATCATTTATTTTCATAACGTTGTATTTACCTTAGTAGTGTTGTGTCATGCTCATTACTTTTAGCACATTTTCCCATGTTTTTGGAATATTCATTACCAAGTGTATACTATCATGTCCCCAACATGCAGTCCTGTGTACTTTTCGTGTATCTACATAATAACTTCTACCGGGTTGTATATCTCTACGTCTGTAATCGTGTTCCCATTCAAATGTACTGTGGTCTGTGTTTTCACTACAAAATGCAACAATTCTAAAACAGTCTCTACTTAGTACAGGATGATCTCTGTGTGGTGGAAACCAGCCGCCTTTGTTTAGTTTAACTAACATAGTTCTACCTAGTACGTCAAACGTGTTTAACAACGGATGTAAACTTGGCATTGCATTGTACAATTCAGTAGGCACATTAATTTCACTTTCTAGTAACTTACGTCCTACACGTTTACGGATTTCAGGCATACTTAAACTATCTCCGACAGTATCGCCTTCCATGCCTATTAACATCAAGCCTTCTCTATCGTTAGTAACACCTTCTGTTCTTAAGTACGGAACCCACTTGTCGTCCCATGCTTTAATTTCACGTTTAAAGTCCTGTACATTTATTAAATGACTAAGTGGAACAAAGTCTCCTAGTGCCTGTAATTGTAACTCGCACATTACATCATTAATATCGGGCATCGGTACATCAATGCCTACACCTTTAACATAGTTAATTTGACCGTTAGGTGCAATCCAGTCAATCTTATGCCCTGAAGGGGCAAATTCTTCATCTTTGTATGCCATGTATGTCCTTTATTTTTTTGTTACGCCGAAATTGTTAGCCCAATTAACTTGTTTAATAAGTTGGTTGCCTCTATCACGTTCGGCTTTTTTGGTGGATTTTTTCATCTTGTTTGCTTTAGCTCGCAAACGTTTTAGATCTGTTTTACTTAGTTTGTCGCCAGCACCTTTACCTAAGTATTGTGCGGCTTTACGTTTTAAACTACCAGGTCGGCTGCCTGCTTTGGCTTTGCCGGTAAAGTCTTCCAAGAGTTCGTCAAGTTGATGATGTATCCATTTGAGCTTAATAGGGTCTGCCATTGTGTTGTCTCCTGTGAAGTTCTAGTCATTAAGTAATTCCTAGATTAAAAAGTGTATTAGGTGTCTGAGCCTTTGACTTTTTCTTCTTACCATATTCATACATTGACTTGTATGTAGTCAAAGGAAATTCATTTGTTAGTTTAAGTAATTGTTTCATTGGTAAACTAACTCTGATTATGTTTACATCTTGTCTTATGTTTGTTGAGGCCAACCATCTGTGGTGTCCATCAATAATATAATTGTCGCTACTTGCTATAATTGGCTTTTTTAGTTTACCTTTGTTAATAGCATTAATCATTCCAAAGTCACTAAACTCACCTTGTATTGCTTTTAGTGTTTTAGGGTTTATTGTTTCTTTTTTAAGAGTAGCACCTGCATCTTGTAAATATTTAAAAAACTGTGGATAGTCTTTTTCTGCTACTTGTGGCATTTTGTCACGAGTAATACCTAATGTATCTTCTGGTTTAGGCTTAACTATTTTAAATTCTTCTAATCTCATTTTTTTACTGTGTTGCTAACGTTCTTAGCCTTGCCTTTACGATTCTTACTTGGATCATCTCTACGTTTTTTGTTTACTGCGGCTGCTATTGCTTTTTTGCCACCTTTGGCTCTTAAACTTGCGGCTCTGCTTTTGCTCAAGCACTTGGGTTTACCTTCTCCAGGCTTACGATCACCGCATTTACCTATGCGTTCACCTTTGGTGTTGTAACGATCCCAACCGCCGCCTCCGGCTCCGCCCTTCTTGCCTTTACCAAACCAGGCTTTAAGATCTTCTTCAATACCTTCTGCATAGTAAGGATTTTCTGGATCTGCATCTCCAGACTCATCGGGCCACCAATCTAATTTATAGTGTTCACCATCTGCAAACATACCCTTCATTCCGAGTATACGAGCTTCGTATTCTTCTTTAACTGGTTTTACTCTACCTGCTACTACATCCATTACAAAATTTAGTGTAGTTGCGTTTGCAGTTAAACTTCCACAACGTGCGCCTACTTCATTCTTTAAATGATCAATTAGTATACTACCACTACACTTTGCTAGTTCGTCACTTAGTTCTTCTGGTACTTCTAAGTCAACATAACAGTATACAAAGTCATAATGCGGTGCTGGTGATCCATGTAAGATATATTCATCTCTACATACCACACGTTTAAATCCATCGATGTAGTGCCAAACAGTTTGCTCGTTAGTTATTTCATCTGGAGCACCAAATGTTTTTTCCAACTGCTTACTATAATCTACAGGTTGTGGATGATCCCAATTATCATAACCTATGTCTTGTTTTGCTTCCTTGAATTCAAAGAATCTCATTTGCTTTTACTTTTTCCCCAGTTGGCTGCACCAACTTTGCGACACTTAGTTAAGGCGCCACTTGCATATGCACTTGGCCATACTTTATAACGGCTTTTAACTTTATGATAACAAGCATCTTTTTCGCCTGCTTTTTCATCAAATTGCTCTTCTGTTATTTCTTGATGTACTTCGTTTATTTTCATCCTTCAGATCCTTTACTTAAAGATGCCATTGCTAGTTTTTTATAACTATCATGATATTCAATACGTTGTTCTAAACCTCGCATGCCGGGATTAATTGGCTTTGTAACTTCTTTAGTATTAGTAAAATCGTTTACTTTAGGTGCAACTCTTTTACTCCAGTACCACAATGCAATTTTGGCTGCTATTAATGGTTCTGCTGCCTTCTCAGGACTGTTAACTAAGTCTATTCCAATGGCCTTTCCAGCAACTGTATAGTTGTACTTACCTGTTATTTGAATGTACCCTCTGCCCTTATACTTTGCACCATCACCACGTTTAGTGTTGCCTAATGCTCGTGCTTTTTTTGGAGCATAACGAGGATCATACTTTCTAAAATCTAAACTACCACCGTACTCTGTAAGTGTTCTGAACTGATTACTTTCATGAGCACACTGAGCCATAAATGCCGCTAACTCATCTGACTCTAGTCCTGCCTTTTTAGCAACTACTAACAATACTCTCTCAAGTTTTTTATTTGTAATAGGTACAATTTCAGCCTTAGGCTTTGGAATTGGTGCTTTGTCTACAAAATTAGTTGGTATCTTTTTAACTGTCTTTGGTTTTACAGTAAAGTCAGGAATTTTAATCTTCTCACCTACTTGTAATTCGGTAGTATGGTTGTATCCATTCAACTTGTATAAAACTTTTGGATCAATTTTTAATTCTCTTGCAAGTGAGTATATAGTATCACCTGGTTGTACTTCTGTTTGTTGTACTACAACTATTTCTTTAGCAACTTCAGGCTTAGAAATATCTTTAGTAAAGAAAGAACCTGCGCCAAAGGCCGCAAGTGCTATTCCAGTACCAACAACAAGATTGCTGAAAAATCCTTCAGTCAATTCTTCGCTAATGCTTTCATCTAATTGTCCTTTCAACTTGATTCGAAGTTTCCTTACTGCAGGATCCTCCTCTTCGAGTGTATGGCCACCTTCCATGATTGCTAATTGAACTGGTGTGTACTTTGTGTATCCACTTAATTGAGGGATTGTTGGTTTAAGTATATCTTCGTGTACTCTTGCTTTTGCTTTTTCAAACATTTCTTCAAGTGTCTCTACTTGTGTTAAATGCTTTTGCTTGTGTTTACCTTTAAAAAACTTCTTAACGTTTGCATACTCGCTGCCAACAGGGCTATCTTTTGTTGCATTTTGTTTTGTTACAATGCCAACACCTGCTGATTCAATTAATCTCGGCATAATTATTTCTGGCATTTTAATATGACTAGTGTCGCTGCCGTATGGAACGATACTGTCCCTGTATGCTTCTGCATGTGTTTGTTTTTCTTCGGCATCATTAGTTCTATAAAACTTATTTGCAATAGCCATATCACCTACTATACTATTAGGTGGTATTTTTACTATTGCTGGTTTATAAAATGTAATTTTCTTAAAATCTTTATTTGTTAAACTGTAGAATGTGCTTTCCCAAGCATCAGGATGTAGTGCAAATACTCCAGCACGATCTGGAACCATATCTGCAAGTTCATCTGTACCGTCATGATATTTAGGTAACTTTCCTAAGTGTACTGCCATACCTTTTTTAATTTGAGGTTGCTTTAGATAATATGATAGTCTACCACGTTGTGTGTTTACGTCAATATCTTCGTATACACTTTCTGATAACTCACTAGCATCTACTAACCAAACTTTCGCTATACCTTGTGTGCTAATAAGTCCTATTAGTCTAGTGTTACCTGCTACTAAGTCTAAACTTCCATCTGGTTGTTTTACTACTATTGGCATTTCGACTGTGCCACTATCCATTGCTTTTTGTAGTCTTGCAACTTTGTCTGGCTCTAAGTCATCTAAACTTTCGCTTCCGTCAGCACCAGTATTACCTATTTTCTTTACAGCATTTTTATCAACTGTAATAACTTTACCTTTACTTGCAAGTTGTTCCCAACCTGCTTGTCCTAGTTTATCAAAGTATGAGTAACGATTTGCTTCTTCCCATTCTACATCAAATTGTGGCTTGACATAGTTTACATTGACATCTTCCATTACTTCTAAGTCTTGATCTTTTGCAAACTTAGCCGCGGCTGGTCGCATAAGAACGAAACTTATACCTCCATCTTCTTCACGTGATGTTGCAACCCAACCAATTTTACTTGCCCATTGTTTAGCAAACCTGGCATATAACTTATGTCTATTCTTACTATCATCTGCTTGTTTAGATGCATTGAATGTTATCTTTTGTACATCATCTTCATCTACTGATTTCCACCATTCAAGTATACCTGCTTGTACTGTAGCAAATATTCTAAATTCATCACCAGTACCGGTTGCTTTCATTGTAGCACCCATACCTTTTGTGTCT